AAATCCAGACCTACGATTTTTAAGGTAGCACATCCCGTAACATCTTTTGTCGGCTTTACAAGCTTCCCAGAATATAAAAAATAGTCGATTTGCTTCTCTAAAATCAGGCGCACCTACATCTATTTTGCTCCATTGCAAGTACATATAATGTGTACCTGTTATATATGTTGGTATACCATTGTTATTAAACCAGAAACCTTCTTCACGTCTTTTAAACTCTTCGTCTATGTAATCATACCACTGCGCTTTCTTTTCTTCAGGGTATGCTCTCCAGTCAAATATATTTTTAAGTCTTGCTAGTTCTTTTGGATATTCAAATTGTTGCCACTTTTTTAATTTGTTGCTGTGCACTCGCACTGGTTCCATTGGCAAAGCAATTTGCAACCCTTGGATTTCAATGATTTGACCAATTTTACCAGTTTTTGATATGACAACGATATTGTTTTCTTTATTATATCCATATTCCCATTTTTTACTTTTATTAAGCCTTTTAATCGTATTGATTTTAACTGGCTTTACTATTTTAAATAAATCTTGCTCGTACATTATTTTGATCTACCTTCTGCAAATCCTCTAAATACCTTTGTTTTATCTTCAGGTTCTTTACCTTCTAATAAGTTTTCTTCTTCTTGGATTCTATTTAATATTTCAAACGCATCAAATATTGCTAGCTTTTTTGTAGCAGCAGCATTTTTTAGTCTATCAGCAGATATATCATCATCAGAGTCTACAATTGGCTCTTTAGCAACTTTTATTAATTCATCAACTGCTCTTTGCCCAGCCTGGATTATATTCTTCTTCGTCTCCTTGATATTCATATTTAATTGTAATAAATTTTGATAATAATCTATATAATTTTTTTCCGTCTATAATAAACTCATACTCTGAGTTTGGCTTAAAACCTATTAGTTCATTTTCTTTAACAGTACCATCTGTATATTTAACAATACCCATCAAAGGCTCTTCTTTATCAGAATTTAATTCGTTTGTAGATTTTAATGGAGCTACAAAACAATAACCTTGCATAGCTTGCCATTTTCTTGTGTGATAGCTAAATATGGCTTTTGGTTTGTATAAAAATATTTGATCTGGTTGTACTAGATAAGTATCTTCATCAATATAAGCTCTACTGTTTTTTTCTATACCGTATTGGTTATGCCATCTTCTAAAAACATTATGATGTACAATTACAGTATCACCAACTTTAATATCTGTTTCACCTACAGTTGGTATTGCTTTTACTATAGCTTCTCTGCTAACGTATTGATGATTAAATATTTCAGTGTTTAGTATTAACTCCTTACCGTCTATATTTTTTGTATTGTTGTATCTTGATTTTACAGGTGTTACAACAAAGTTGTAAACCGCTTTCATTAATACTGTAAATTATATTCTACAGATACAGCCATGTTTTTATTAAAATCTTTCCAAGGCAAAACATCTTTACCTTTTCTAATATAAACACTAAACTTTTCTTCTTCTTCTAGTATATCACATATAGTATGACCACCATACACTTCTTGCCCAACAGCATAGTGCATAGCGTCATTCTTATAATCTTTACCAATACTAATCTTTCTTATTAGTTTGCTCATCTTCAATATATCTAATACTACCATCAGTAACATTAATATCTACTTTACCGTAAACTTCTTCAAACGTTTTTTGCATTGTTTGTAGTTGAGTTTGCAAGCCTGTTATCTGATGTAACATAGTGTGTTTTCTAGTTTCTAAATTACCTATTTCAAGTTGAATTTTATTCAAAGCATTTATAGTAGTTTGTAAACTTTCTAACTCTTCTTTTGTAATATTTTGTGGTTTTAAGTCCACTACTTTTTCGTTTTCTGTCATTTTTATTTAATTTAAGTTAATATTTAATTTATAATCCGTGTCTACGTACTAAATCAGTATTCACGTCAGTTATTTCTTGTGCTGTTAATGATCTATTCCAAAAAGCTAGTTCTAATATTTTACCATCAAAAAATTGCGAACCACCAGCTCTACTACCTAAAACATTTATGTCAAAGCCAAAAGGATTTTCTCCTTCAGCTTCAGATGTTGACGTGTCTGTATTAAACGTTAATTGTGTGCCATTTTTAAACATTGTAAATCTATTAAGAACACCCGCGCTTCTGTTTAATAACAAAAGCATTTTACCAGAGCCAAATGGAGTTTCATCAACATCAAAATTAGTTGTTCTATCAATACTAGCATTTGCTCTAACCCTAAATCTACCGTTAGTTACAACTTGAATTTGGTCATCAGTATCTTTTGATAATATAGTGTTATTGCTAACAGTTTCTTGGTCTATAACTACAGCTACACAAAAACCTGCATTTTCAGCTATTGTTATTGTACTAGTTAAGTCATAGTGAGTGCTATTACTTTCTTCAAAATCTAAACCACCACCAGATACTGTTGCTTGATTAGCTTCAGTGCTTTGTGTTGCGTGGTTATCAAAACCAGATGAATCAGTCCATTTAGCAGCTGTTACGCCAGTATTATTTTTAAGCCATAGTCTTAGCCCAGCAGCAGTACCACTTGTAGCTTGTCTAAGATCTGTACTTACGCCACTTGCCATATCAGAAACACCTAGGCTGTAAAAACCTACTCCTAATCCTAAGCTCATTAGTCTCCTATATAAGCTATACAAGTACCAGAAGCTGGATCTATTTCAGTCCATCTGCCGTATATCGTTATGCCTTTTGGAAAAGTATTGTTGACATCTACTTGTATACCACCACCACCTGACGACGTAGTTTCTGAGCCTACTGACAAGTTATGAGCAGCAGCTTCTGTACCTATATACTCTAATCCTGCACCAGCTGAATCATTAGATGCTTTTAGACCACCACTTGAATCAAACGTACAGTCTGTTAACATTGTTATTGCAACAAATACTTTACCTGTTGGAGGTGTCATCGCGGCAGTACCATCATTAAACATACTACCCATTTGTCCAAAGCCATAAGCTACTTCTGTTGAATTTATTCCCATTTTATTTTTTTACTTTTTCTAGTGATCTACCGCCAAAGTAAGCACCGATCACAGTTATTAATACTAATTGTAAAAGATCTACATAAGAGTCTTTTACATCAAATTTTATAAAGCCAGCATCTATAAATATAAGTAGCATTGTACATATTACTAAAAATATTAATACTAGTGGTCTTATATTTTTACTTAGCCATGAGTCTGAGTTCATGTCTAGCTTCCATCTTTCAGTTACTTGTTTTTGCATCTCAGCTTCGTAACTTAATATCATATCTTTTATTTGTTTTTCTGCAGCCGCTTTTTCTTCAGCTGATGTGTGTAGATTGTCTATTACACCACCAACTTTATTTATTAACTCTCCAGCTCCTGCCGAAAATACTTTACTTAATATACTCATAATTTATTTTTAATAACCACCACTACCACCGCTGCCAGTATTAGTAGGCGTTGATGAGGTTGATGATGATGTTGTTGTTTGAATATCTGGCGCTGTTGATTGTGGTTGAATAGCACTTGGTAAGCTAGGTAAAACTCTACTTATCTCGTTGTGGTTTGCTCCAGCCATATACCCTACTCTACCTCTAAATATATGTTCGTGATAACCTTGAATACCAATTCTATTTGCATGAGCTATAGCCTCTACAGCTGTAGAATATAAAGGTATACCGTCTATTGTTGTTAATATCATATATTTGCTGTTTTTTCCCAAGGAAAATCATCACCTGCTTCTTTCCATTGCCCATCGACTTTAATCATGTCTTTACCGTTTATAGTTTCTCTTGGATATGTTATACCATCATAATACACACTGTTGTCGTCATAAGCCAGTTTACCTAACTTCATATCTGTAGCATGTCTCATTTCATGTAATAATACTTGTTTTTCTTCTTCACTACCAGGTTGTATTTTATCACTTATAAATATACTACCGTCCATATTAGCTTCACCAAGTATACCTTCATCTAGTTTTTTTCTTACAACAGGATTGCCAGGTATAGAAGCTTCATCGGATTTAAAACTTAGTTTTCTATCTACAATGCCTCCTTTAGCTATTGGTTGTCTAGCTGTGCCTAATTTAAATCCCATTATTTTTCACCACACTTTTTGCTTGGGTTACCAACCTGTCTCCAGTCTTGTTTAACCCAAGTTTTTAAACTACCACCACTACTAGTGCCAGATACATTACTTTTACTTGAACGTCTATATTTACCAGCTTTACCTGCAGCTCTTTTAGCGTTTATAACCTTACGTCTTTCAGACTGGCTCATACTAGCTATTTTAGCTTTAGGTAAACATACTTTAGTAGTACCACCACCTTTTTGTTTTACTCTTGTAGGTGATTTTTTACGGCAACTACCTTTAGCACCTTTTTTAGTGCCAGGTACACGCTCATATCCAACCCAACAAGGTAGTGGACTATTATTAGCAAATTTAGATGTTATATCGTACATTTATTTTTTTGCTTTAGATCTTTTATATTCTGATTTAGCTTTTGAAATACCTCTTGATATAGAACGAGCAGATCCTTTAGCAAATCCTTTAGCACCAGCTAATATAGCTCTACCTTCTTTTTTTAAAGCTTGTGTATCTAACTTAGCAGCAGACTTTTTATTTAGTTTAGTAGCTGAAGATTTTTTTAATTTAGCAGCAGACTTTTCCATTTTCATTTTCATAGCTGAAGCTTTCTTCATCATAGCTACAGATTTTTTCATCATAGCCATAGATTCTTTTTTCATCTTCATAGCTGACTTTTTCATTTGCGCTGGTGAAGCTAATATTTTATCTCTTAATTCTTTTGGTAAGTTTTTTTGATTACCAACTAAAGGTTTTTTAGCAGGAGACTTTTTAGCCATTTTTGCCATTGATTTTTTCATTTTAGCTGGAGCCTTTTTCATTTTAGCTGGAGCCTTTTTCATTTTTGCAGGAGCTTTTTTCATTACTTTTTATTTTTTATATGTTTATACATTGAGTTACCTAATTTTTCGCCCATCTTACTGTCAGACTTATAGTGAGCACGGGCAACTCTACGACTATAAGATATGTTTTTACCTGTTTTAGCAAAAGCTGATTTTGCTTTAGGATATTTGTCGCCTAATACTTTAGCTATTAAAATACCTTGAACAGAATGCCCAGAAGGATATGAAGGCGTCTTCATAGAAGCCATTTCATAGTTAGGTAGTTTTTTATCTAAATCTTTAGGTCTTGGTCTGTTATGAAACTTCTTTAATTCTAAGATTACAGGTGCAGAGTCTTTTATTAACTTAGCAGCAATCTTTTTATCATAATCTTCTACATTATTGTCTTTAGCGGTCTTAGCAAAAGCAGTTTCTATATTATCAAACTTTTTTACAAAAGATTTGTTTAATGGTATTTTTTTAAGTTCGTTTAATTCTGTATGAGTTGTGTAGCCATTATCAGATGGTGGCTTCATTTTTTTAAACGGACCTATATTAAAATCTTTTAACACTTACCTGCTTTTTGTGTTCTAGAAGCCCACATATTAGCATAAGCACTAGGATATACTTTAAACTTTCTTCTTGCAGCAGCTTTACAACTAGCGCTAAGCTTAGCTAATGCCGGTGAAGTTTTTTCTTTTAATTTATTTGGATTACCTTTACCACCGTCAGCTTTACTAGCATGAACAGCTTTTCTTTGTGCATCACTTACGTATTTTTTAGCTATTGATTTTTTCATATTTATTTATTTTTTAACATTTCCACCTACGTCTGGCTGCTTTACCACGTTCTCCAGTCCAACCTTTTGATCTAGCACAAAATGACTTTCTACGCTTAGCAGCTTTACTACCAGGTTTTACTTTACCTGTTACAGCTGTTTTTAATTTACTACCAGGATTTTTACGTCTATACTCAGCTACACCTTTGCTTGTCATACCTGCTCCTTCTTCTACAGTTCTAAAATTACGGCCCTTACCTTTAGTTGTTTTTCTTGGTTCGTTGCTTTTCATAAATGGTGAACCAGCATTTCTACGTCTACCACAACTAGAAACAGGAAAAGGGTTACCGCTCTGAACGTAACCCTCAGTTTTATTAAACATTTTGTTTTGCATTGGTGATCCTGGCATTTTATCTATTTTTATCTTTAATCATATCATCTATAGCTTTATTATAAACTTTGTCTGTATATGATTTGTTATTATAGAATATACTACGTTCAGATGTAGGCATGTCTTCTTCGCCTAATAATATTCTATATATACGATTAATTAATTGTTTACATCTATACGATGTTTTGTATACACTATACTTTATAGTAGTACGATTTCTATGTCTCCACACGTCTATCCATCCTTGTTGTCTAAGCCTGTCCCATCTTGCTTTATCCCAAGAAAATGTATAAACTCCGTCCATGAAATCTTTTCGTGTGAATCTTCCTTCACAATCTAAATAAAATAAAAGTTCTAGATCTGCATCTAATATCCCGTAAGTCTTACAAG